GGTATGATGTATGATTAATGCATGGAGCTTACTTTATGACGAAATTTATGGAGATGATGAAATGAGTGAAGAAATTTTTAATGTAGGAGCAGGTAACACTGCTTCTGAGGGTGATGAACTCAACATAAATGTTGATAACTCTCTTTGGGATTCTGTGACAATAGATACATCAAATTTTGATAATGTTGATTTTACATTACCTGTACCTGATGTGGTTAGTGCATATCAATCAGATACTGTAACACCTGGTATAGAAACAGACAATCCTAGAAAATATAAAGAAGATGAGTCGATCAAAGCTCTTCAAGATTATATTTCTACCACTTATGGTGGACACTATACTTCTGACAATAATAATGTCCAGACACTTGACCTTATAGAATCCGTTGGTGATGCTGAATCATTCTGCCGTTCTAATGCAATCAAGTATCTAAGTCGTTACGATAAGAAGGGACAAGCAAAACGTGATATACTAAAAGCACTACACTATTCACTCCTACTTTATCACTTCAGTGGGCAACTCAATGAAACTCCGACCCGTGGTTATGAAACTTTCTGAAAAAACTCTTTCTTTTCTAAAAAACTTTTCGACTATTAATCAGTCAATTCTTTTCAAGCAAGGTAGTAAACTTCGCACTATTAGTGTGATGAAGAATATTCTTGCAGAAGTTACTATTGATGAAGAAGCACCAAAAGATTTTGGTATCTATGATTTAAGTCAATTCCTTAATGGATTATCATTACATAATGATCCTGAGTTGGATTTTGCTAACGATGGTCATGTAGTAATTAAAGAAGGTAGGATGAGGTCTAAGTATTACTTTGCTGATCCTAATGTAATCATTACACCACCTGAAAAACCAATCACTCTTCCTAGTGAAGATGTGGCATTTGAATTAAGCACAGAACAACTTGACAAGTTGCTCAAAGCAGCAGCAATCTATCAACTTCCTGACTTGGCAGTTGTAGGTGGAGAAGGTGTGGTCAAAGTTCTTGTGCGTGATAAGAAGAATGATACATCTAATAGTTTCTCTATTATAGTGGGAGAAACTGAGAAGGAGTTCTCATTCAATTTCAAGGTAGAGAATATTAAAATCTTACCTGGTACTTATAATGTAGTTGTGTCATCTAAACTTTTGTCACGATTTAGTAGTAAGAACCATGACTTGGTGTATTATATTGCTCTAGAACCTGACTCTACAATTGGATGAATATCTTTGTAACTAATCCCGACCCAGTTGTATCTGCAAAAGCATTGCCTGATAAACATGTGGTCAAGATGCCATTGGAGACCTGTCAAATGCTCTCCATTGTCTTCTCACATTGGTATTATGATTGGGGTAATGATTTAGTTAAGAAGAAAGATGGCACTCCATACAAGACCTCTAAGGGTGCATTCAGGAACCATCCTTGCACCCAATGGGCAGCAGATAGTATATACAATACAGCATGGTTAATTCAGCACGGATGTGCTTTATCTGATGAGTATAATCATCGTTATGGTAAAGTGCATGGTTGTGCTGATGCTTTGTTTGAGGCAAAGAAAACATTCCACAGATTTGCAGGAGAAGTAATTACATGTTATTGTATGGTGGAGTCCTTTACTCGTGCAATGCCAGATGAGTATAAACATGACACAAGCATTGACACTTTTACTGCTTACAAAAATTACATTAGCAGCAAACCTTGGGCTGCATCTAATTATCTACGTGACGAATCCAGAAAACCAGATTGGATCTAATTTATGAGTGATGAATTTCTTTGGGTTGAAAAATACAGACCCCAAAAAATTGAAGATTGTATTTTACCAGAGGAAACTAAGAAAACTTTCTTAGAATTTCTAAATAGGGGTGAAGTGCCTAACTTATTACTTTCTGGTCCTGCTGGATGTGGTAAGACCACAGTTGCTAAAGCACTTTGCAAGCAATTGGGGGTTGATGTCTATGTCATTAATGGGTCGGATGAAGGCAGGTTTCTTGACACTGTTAGGAATAACGCCAAGAACTTCGCATCTACAGTCTCTTTATCGTCTGAGGCAAAGCATAAAGTCATCATCATCGATGAAGCAGACAATACCACTCCCGACGTACAACTCCTTCTTAGAGCGAGTATTGAGGAGTTCTCCAAAAACTGTAGATTCATTTTCACTTGCAACTACAAAAATAAAATCATTGAACCCCTCCATTCGAGATGTGCTGTGGTGGAGTTTGGTATTCAGGGTAAACTTAAACAAGAAATTGCAGCAGCATTCTTCGGAAGATTAGTAAGTATTTTAGAACAAGAAAGAATAGAAGCAGATAAGAAAGTCCTTGCAGAATTAATCAATAAACACTTCCCCGATTGGAGAAGAGTTCTTAATGAGTGTCAAAGATACTCTGTTGCAGGTAAGATAGATAGTGGTATACTTGCTCACTTTAGTGACGTAAAAGTAAATGATCTCATTAAAAATCTCAAGACGAAGAACTTTGCGGAAGTACGTAAATGGTGTGTCAATAACTTGGACAACGATCCTTCTGTTTTACTTCGTCGTATTTACGATAGTCTTTACACTTCCTTGGTTCCTGCTACCATCCCTGCTGCTGTTCTCATACTTGCTAAGTACCAGTACCAAATCGCTTTTGTTGCGGACCAAGAAATAAATATGCTTGCATGTTTAACAGAAATCATGGTAGAATGTAAATTCAAATGACACCTCTAGAAGAAAAAATTAAATCTGCGGAAGACCGCATAAAAGAACTCCAAATTTTAATTAAACACTGGAAACAACAAAAATGATTTTTTTATCAAAACCATCAGTCTATAATCTACCTGGTACATGGGAGAAACAACCTGATGCTATGATTCCTCATCTGAATCTTACTCCTGATCAAGGATTTATTTTATTCTTTGGATTGGTTGTTGTAGGTTTAGTTGCTTATGGACTTTACCTTACAGTAGGAGCAGGTAAGAAAGAGTTAAGAGACCCTATTGACGAACATGCAAAGATGCACGAACTTGGCATTGCTCATGGTCATGGTGGAAACAAAGAGGCATATGAGATGTCTGGTAAATTATCACATAAGCATGAGGATTAAGAATGCAAGATGAATTTTTGGAATTGTTGCGTAATGATGCACATAAGGTAGGTCAGTATAAACTTTCTTCTGGACGTACTAGTGAACATTATATAAATTGTAAACCTGTTATTTTGAGTGGTAAAGGTCTTGCAATGGTATCCGATATGATACTAGACCACTTACCATCCGATACAGTGGCAGTAGGAGGTCTTACTTTAGGTGCTGACCCATTAGTATCAGGTGTTGCTATGGGAGCACATTTATTGGATTGGGATTTGTCTGCTTTAATAGTTCGTAAGGAACCTAAAGGTCATGGCACAGGTGCGTGGATTGAAGGTCCAGTGCTCCCAGAAGGGTCTAAGATAGTTGTTTTAGAGGATGTTATTACTACAGGTGGTTCATCTATTAAAGCAGCAACAAGACTTCGTGATGCTGGATATGAGGTCAATCGAATTGTTACTATAGTAGACCGTCAGGTAAATAATGAAGCAAATGATTTTATGGAATCGGTTGATTTGGAACTTATAAGTTTATACAAGTTGCAGGATATAGCTGATGCCTCGGATGAATGATCATACTAAATTAGTTTTTGCTGTAGAGCATATTCTTCATTTACAGGATTTGATTGAAGATAATGAAGCAGAACCATACTTAGCATCTCATTTATCTTCAATGAAAGTAGAGATTGAACGTCAATTAGAAGTGCAAGAAAGTAAAAGAAAAAGTTAATATTAGTTGCTTTATTTAATAACATAAGGTAGAATGTATGCACATATAATGTGTATTATGATTACTAAAGAAAAAGTAAGAAATCAGGTTAAGAGTAGATTTTATTATCTGTTCTGGGGCATTGCAACTGCATCTGTAGTATTTGGTCAACTATATGTTGGAACTGGATATAGAAGTTTTGCCAGATCATTAAATAGAATATTTGATACTATTGAATTAGAAGTAGGACAGTCTTATAACAACGAGAGGTTTTATTGATGAGACTAACTCAAAAGGTAATTGACCAAATTCAATTAGCAATGACTCATACTAAAAAGGATGGCACTGTTAATTGGAAAGATGGTGATGAGATTGAGGTTCAACTTGCTGGCACTTTTGCAGCAGACAAGTTTATAGTTATTAAGAACAAATCTAAGGATCCTGTTGTACCTACTCCACCCCATGAAGGTTTCGATTATGAGAAACAAGAGTGGAAAGGAGGAACTAATTCATTAGGAAGAACAGCAGGTTATAATA